AAGTAGAAAGAACACCAGTAAACCTTAACATAGCAAGATATAACAATAAAGGATATATGTCCAAAATAATAAATAATAAAATATGACTGAGTCAGTACATATAAATTTTCCTTCACAAACTGTAAGTGATATGGAAAAAATGAGTCCTGAATATGGGCTTAAAGTTGCTAGAGCTATAGAAGCTGAGTGGTTTAGCGGTAATAACGCTGGTAAATATTTAGATACTCAAAGTAATTTTCATAGGCTTAGGCTTTATGCTAGGGGCGAGCAATCAATACAAAAATATAAAGATGAGTTATCTATTAACGGTGACTTAAGCTACTTAAACTTAGACTGGAAGCCAGTTCCTATTATACCTAAGTTTGTAGATATAGTTGTTAATGGTATGGACAATAGAATGTTTCATATAAAAGCATATTCACAGGATCAGTACGGCGTAGATAAAAGAACTAAGTATATGGAGTCTTTGCAAAGAGATATGCAAAACAAAGCTTTTAACAACCAAGCTCAACAAATGTTTAATATAAACTTAAACGAAAACGCTCCTCAAGATATACCTGAATCAAAAGAAGAGTTAGAATTACACATGCAATTAAACTATAAGCAGGCTGTTGAAATAGCTGAAGAGCAAGCTTTAGATACTTTATTAAAAGGGTGTAATTATGATAATATAAAAAGAAGAGTTTTATATGATCTAACTGTTTTAGGTATAGGTTGTGTTAAAACTAACTTTAATTATAGCGAAGGTGCCACTGTAGAATATGTAGATCCAGCAAACGTTGTTTACTCATATTGTGAATCACCTTACTTTGAAGATATATATTATATAGGTGAAGTGAAAACAATACCTATAAATGAATTAGCTAGACAGTTTCCAGATCTTACAGAGTCAGATTTAAAAGATATACAAAGTTCTGCTAAAAGGCCTAGTGGTAGATATACTTATAAAGAGGTTAATGATAGAAATAAAATACAAGTGTTGTACTTTAATTACAAAACATATAAAAATGATGTTTATAAATTAAAAACCACAGCTGTTGGTTTAGAAAAGTTAATACCAAAAGACGATGGGTTTAATCCTCCTCCTGGTATGGCTATGGATTATTCTAGGTTAATAAGAAAAGTAGAGTGTGTTTATGAAGGCGCTATAGTTTTAGGAACAGATAAGCTACTACAGTGGAATATGGCTGAAAACATGATGAGAGATAAAAGTGATTTTAACAAAGTTAAAATGAATTATGCTATATGCGCTCCACGTATGTACAACGGTAAAATAGAAAGCTTAGTTAGTCGTATAACTAGTTTTGCTGATATGATACAGCTTACACATTTAAAGTTACAACAAGTAATGTCACGTATGGTTCCTGATGGTGTTTATTTAGATGCTGATGGTTTAGCTGAAATAGATTTAGGTAATGGTACAAACTACAATCCACAAGAAGCTTTAAATATGTTCTTTCAAACGGGTAGTGTTATTGGTAGATCTTTAAACGCTGATGGTGATCCAAACCCTGGTAAAGTGCCTATTACACAGATATCAAATGGTCAAGGAGCTGGTAACAAAATGACAGCTCTTATAGGTAATTATAATTATTACTTACAAATGATAAGAGATGTAACAGGTTTAAATGAAGCTAGAGATGCTAGCGTACCAGCTGAAAGATCTTTAGTTGGTGTACAAAAACTAGCCGCAGCAAATTCAAACGTAGCTACTAGACACATATTAGACGCTTCAATGTTTTTAACAGTTGAAACAGCTGAAAGATTATCTCTTAGAATATCTGATATATTAGAATATTCAGAAACTAAAAATGCTTTTGTTCAAACTCTAGGTGCTCATAACGTAGCGACTTTAGAAGAAATGTCTGAGTTATATCTTTATGACTTTGGTATATTTTTAGAGTTAGAACCAGATGACGAGCAAAAACAAATGCTAGAAAACAATATACAAACAGCTTTATCGCAGAAGTTAATAGAACTTGACGATGCTATTGATATTAGAGAAATAAGAAACATTAAACTAGCAAACCAGGTTTTAAAAATAAAAAGAAAAAAGAAACAACAAGTTGATCAACAGATGCAAATGCGAATGCAACAATCGCAAGCTCAAGCTCAAGCACAGGCTCAACAAGCTATTGCTCAAGCTGAAATGCAGAAAAACGAGCAAAAGTCAAATTTAGATCTTAGTCTAGAACAACAGAGAGCTTCTGCTAGGTTAGTACACTTACAAAGAGAAGTTGAGCTTAAAAAAGAACTTATGCAGTTTGAGTTTGATTTAAATCAACAACTGAGACAAGGTGAGCGACAAGATAAAATGCAAGTAGACACGATGAAAGAAGATCGTAAAGATCAAAGAGAAACTAAAAAATTCGAGTCTTCGGGTAATGATATACTCGGAGGTGGAATAGGATTAGATAAATTTAATCCACAAATTGGTAACTAATTATTATATTATATTATGGAAGAAACAAAAAAAGAAGTAGTTGAAGAAACTACACAAAAAGAACAACCTAAAGTAGACAATAAGGTTGAAAAAATAAAAATTAAAAAACCTAAAAAGTTTTCAAATTTAAACAAAGATGTTAAAATTGATTTAACAAAACCTGTTGAAGATAAAACAGAAGAACCTGTTAAGGTTGATTTAACAGAAAACAAAGAAAAGGTTGAGGCTGTTGAAGAAATAAAAGAAGAACAGCCTAAAGAAGAGGTTAAAGAAGAAACACCTGTAGTTGAAGAAATAACAGAAGAAGAAGTTGATAAAAAGGTAGAAGATTTAGTTGAAGAAACTAAGGAAGCTATAACTGAAGCTCAACAAACAGGCAAGCCACTTCCAGAAAACATACAGAAGCTTGTAGATTTTATGGAAGAAACAGGTGGTGATTTAAATGATTATGTAGCTTTAAATAGAGACATTAGCAAGTTAGATGATCAAGATGCTTTGTTAGAGTATTATAGAAAAACAAAGCCACATTTAACTTTAGAAGAAATAAACTTTCTGATGGAAGACCAGTTTTCTTACGATGAAGAAAGCATGGACGACAAAGAAATAAAACGAAAAAAACTAGCGTTAAAAGAGCAAGTTGCTGACGCTAGAAAGCACTTAGACGGCTTAAAGTCTAAATATTATGAAGAAGTCAAAGCAAGAGACAAAAGGTTAACACCAGAGCAACAGAAGGCTGTAGACTTTTTCAACAGGTATAACAAGGAGCAAGAAGTTGCTGGTAACAACCATAAAGTTTTTGTAAATAAAACAAACCAAGTTTTCAACAAAGATTTCAAAGGTTTTGAATACAATGTTGGAGAAAAGAGGTTTAGGTTGAACATCAACGACGTTGCTCAGGTAAAGGAGACTCAAAGTAACGCAGATAATTTATTTAAAAAGTTTTTAAATGAAGATAATGTTATAGGTGATGCTCAAGGTTACCACAAAAGCATTTACACTGCAATGAATCCAGATGTAGTTGCAAGACACTTTTATGAACAAGGTAAAGCTGATGCTATGAAAGAAAGAATAGCAAAAGACAAAAATGTTCAACTTAATCCTAGACAAACTCAAGGCGAGGTTAATGTCGGTGGTATGAAGTTTAAAGTGTTAGGTAATGATTCTAATTCGTTAAAGTTAAAAATGCGAAAAAGAAAATAATTAATAACATTTAAAAATTTTAAAAAATGGCAACAGCATTTACGGCCGGTGGGTCGTTAAACAGCGTGCCAACAGCAAACAAGCAAACGTTAACATCAAACTATATTGATTTTACGTCTAGTGATACTGCTGGTTGGGCACAACAATATCTTCCAGATTTAATGGAAGCGGAAGCTGAAGTGTTCGGTAATAGAACAATTGGAGGTTTCTTAGAGATGGTCGGCGCAGAAGAGCCGATGTCTGCTGATCAAGTAATTTGGTCAGAGCAAGGTAGATTACATTTAGCTTACAAAGGTAACGCTAGAGACGCTACTGCAAACGCTTATGAAATTACTATAACTAAAGACGTTGATGGTAATGCAATGGGTGGTAAAACTACAGGTATTAGAGTTGGTGATTTAGTGGTTATGTCAGAAGCAGGTTCTAAAAACAAAGTTGTAAAAGGCTATGTTTTCTTAATCGCTGATGAAACTATTTCTTCTGTAGTTTATCAGAAAATTACTGTTAAAACTTTTGACGGTCTTAACAATCACTTTACTGACACAGATACAGAAAGCGCTACAGCTGACAATATATCTTTGTTTGTATATGGTTCTGAGTATGGTAAAGGTACTTCAGGTAGAACTAAAGCTATTCAGCCTGAGTTTAAATCTTTCACTAACAAACCAGTTATTATGAAAGATATGTATGAGGTTTCAGGATCTGATGCATCTCAAATTGGTTGGATCGAAGTTTCCGGTGAAGACGGACAATCAGGTTACATGTGGTATTTAAAAGCAGCTGGTGACACTAGAATGAGATTTGCAGATTACTGCGAAATGACTTTAATAGAGCACGAGCGTGTAGATATTGACAATGACGCTACTGATGGTTTTGACCCGTTAACAGGACATGCAGCAGGATCTGCTTCAGGTTCTCAAAACACTGCGGCAGGTACTATATCTGGTACTGAAGGTTTATTTGCAGCTGTAAAGTCAAGAGGTAATGTATTTGATGGTTTATTAGCGAATACTGCTACTAACTTTTCAGGCGCAAATGTTTTAGCTGACTTTGATAAAATCTTAGCTGAGTTTGATAAGCAAGGTGCTATTGAAGAATACATGATTTTTGGTAACAGAGACTTAATGCTTAGCATTGATGACATGTTAGCTAGTATGAATTCTTATGGTAGTGGTGGTACTTCTTACGGAGTATTTGACAACGACGAAGATATGGCTCTTAATTTAGGTTTCTCTGGTTTCAGAAGAGGTTCTTATGACTTCTACAAGTCTGACTGGAAATACTTAAACGACTTATCTACTAGAGGAGGTGTTGTTGGTACAACAAACGTAAGAGGTATATTTGTACCAGCAGGTGTTACATCAGTATATGACCAGCAATTAGGAAAGAACTTAAAGCGTCCTTTCTTACACTGCAGATACAGAGCTTCTCAAATGGAAGACAGACGATTCAAAACTTGGACTACTGGTTCAGTTGGAGCGGCTACTTCTGATTTAGATGCTATGCACATGCATTTCTTAACTGAAAGATGTTTAGTAACTCAAGGTGCTAACAACTTTATGTTAGTAGAAGGAACTGGTAGCTACGATAGCTAATAGCAATTATTAAAAAGGGGAGTTAATCCTCCCCTTTTTTTTTAACTTTTAAATTATATAATATTATGGCAAAAAAACAAAAAACTGAAAAGGTGGAGGCACCTGTTGTTGAAGCGCCAGTCGTTACAACAACAAAACCTAAAAAACCTACATGGGAAGTAAAAGACAGAACTTATGTTTTAAAAGACATGAGCCCTTTATCGTATCACTTAAGGTCTTCTGGTTTATATTATTTTGATGAAGAAAAAGGATACGAAAGAGAAGTTTGTTATTCGAGAAACCAAAGAACTTGCTTTGTAGATGAAATGAAAGGTGATATTAGAAGAGGTCATGTTTGGTTTAGAAATGGAATGTTATATGTTCCTAAAAACGAAGTTATGCTTCAAAAGTTTTTGTCTTTATATCACCCAAGTAGAGATAGAGTTTATGCAGAAGTTAAACCTGAAGAAAGAGCTGCTAATCAAATTGATTATATAGAGGCAGAAATAGATGCTTTAAACTTAGCAAAAAGCTTAAACGTTCAAGAAGCAGAAGCTATATTACGTGTAGAAATAGGTTCTAGAGTGTCAGAGATGAGTTCTAGTGAATTAAAAAGAGACTTATTACTGTTTGCTAGAAAATCACCTTTAACGTTCTTAGATATAGCAGGAGACGATAACGTTCATATTAGAAACATTGGTGTAAAAGCCGTTGAGTCTGATATTTTAAAACTTTCACCAGATCAAAGAACATTTACTTGGGCTTCGACTGGTAGAAAAATAATGACAGTACCATTTGACGAACACCCATATAACGCATTAGCTCATTGGTTTAAAACTGATGAAGGAATGGAAGTGTTTAAAAATGTAGAAAAGCGATTAAACTCGTAATTATCCTATAGTGAGTAACCACTCGTGTAGGGTGGTTACTTAACTATAAAAAATATAAAATGGCAGTAAACGTAGACACAGTATATCAAAGAGTATTAGCACTAGCTAACAAAGAACAAAGAGGTTACATTACGCCTCAAGAGTTTAACCTATTGGCTAATCAAGCTCAAATATCTATATTCGAGCAATACTTTTACGATAAAAATCAAAGAGAAAGACAAGAGCCAGATCCAGATCATCATACTAGCGAAACAAATATAAGTAAATTAATAGACGAAAAACTAAAGCCTTTTGCGTCTTTTCAAACTGTAACAAGTGGAACTACATTTCCAACTACTGTAACTGTTAGTGGTGTAGCTTTAGATATTTTTCAGTATGGCAACATAGTTGTTTCTAATAGATTTATATGTAAATACATGGAAAGAACAGAGCTTGAAACTATTTTACGTTCTGATAGACACTTGACTTATAATTATGATTGGGATCCTATATGGACAGACTCAATGACTGGTTCTGAAGATATTGAGGTTTACGGTAATCAAGGCCAACAACTTACCTCTAATATAACTGTAGAGTGTTTTCGAGTACCTACGACTGTAAACTGGGGTTATGTAGTTGTAAATAATGTTGCTTTATTTAACAGTAATGTAGCTGTTAATTTTGAGTTACATATAAGTGAAGAAGATACTTTAGTTAATAAGATATTAGAAATGGCTGGTATAGTAATGAACAAGCCTGGTTTAGTTGGTTTAGCTGGAGAAAAAGACAAAGTAGAAAAACAATTACAAAAAATATAAATAAATGGGTTTAACTAATACAAATAAT